GTCAGCGCAGCGCTTTGGGCGAAATTTGCAAAACGCTTTTTCAGGCGGCCAAGCAGGTCAAAGCCTTACTGCACTGACAATTAAGCTCAATAGCTTGCAACAGGAAATACAAAATGTAGCTATTGGTTCAAAGCGGTTTGCTGAACTGCGCTCTCAAATCGAACAAACCCAGCGGGCGCTTAATCGTTTTAGTGGCCAGGGGCGTGGTCCAGGCATCTTTAACGGCTTGGCTGCAGGGCTTGCCGGCTTGAGCGTTGGAGCGACTGTTGCAGGCTTCTTGAAGGGCTCCGTTGATAGGGCAGTTGAACTCGAAAATATCACCAAGAGGCTCAGTAACACTCTTGGCCCACAAGGTGCTGGCCAGGCGCTGAGTTTTACCAAAGGGTTGTCAGACCAGCTTGGGCTGAGTTTTAAGACTTTGGCAAGCAGTTTTGCCGGCTTTACGGCTGCTGCATCTGCGGCCAATGTGCCAATGCAAGAGCAGCAGCAATTATTTGCCGCCGTATCTCGTGCTGCGCAGGCACTTGGGCTGAGTAATGACGAGATCAACGGCAGCTTACTTGCATTGCAGCAGATTGCTTCTAAAGGCACAGTTTCAATGGAAGAGCTACGCGGGCAGCTGGGCGAGCGGTTGCCGATTGCGTTTAGTGCTGCTGCCATTGGTTTAGGCAAAACGCAGCAAGAATTAATTAGGCTGGTGGAGTCAGGGAAACTGACAAGCCAGCAGTTCTTCCCTGCACTGACTAAGGGATTAAATGAGTTAACAAAAGGAGCTGGCGGGGCACCAACAGCCGCACAAAACTTTCAACTGCTTGGCAATGCTTTTGATGAACTGCAGACAAGTTTTGGAAAGGATTTGCTTCCAACAGTAACCGAAGCGGTCAAAGGCCTAACCAAAGTAATAGAAGGAATTGCCATTGTTAAGGATGCTAACAAGCTTGGCTTGGGTGGTGGCGCACTTGGCAATTTGCTTGGCATTATTCCTGATAATGGTGTGAAGGCAGTAGCTACATTAAGGGAATTAGAAACCCAATTTAACTTAACCACTGAGCAAGCCAGAGCGCTGTTTACAGATGCTGTAAAGTTAGAAGGCATTGGCAATATTGCATTTGCCAGGCCCAAGGAGTTTGAAGCGGTTCTGAATCGTCTGCCTGGTTTAGCAGAAGCGTTCCGCAAAAAAAACGAAGACACAACAGGCCAACTAAATGCTCAAAATGCTGCCGCCGCAAAAGCACTGCAGCTTGCAAAAGACCGTGCTGCTGAGCAGCAAAAAACACTAGACTCGCAGTTAAAGCAAGATACATCAAATCTTGCTATCCAAGGTATTCAGCAGCAGATTCAGCTCACGAATCAGCTCGCATTGGCCGAGGGCACCTCATTGGTTGTGCTGCAAAATCATGTACAAGTTGAAGACAGGTTGCGGGCCGCCAAGGAAGCGCGCTTAAATCTCAACCGTGAATTGGCCAAACCTGGCGGCGATGGTACAAATGGCACACGCAGTTCTGCGCGTGTTGATGAATTGCTTAATGCGTCTCGGCAGGCCAATCTTGAAGTGACGCTGGCCTATGAGCAGGCCGGTGCCAGCTTGCTCAAAAATGCTAAATCTGCTGCTGATGCACTCGATAACGCCCAAGATTCGCTGCAGTCAACATTACGTGGCGGTTTTCAATTTTTAACCCAATCGTTACAGCAGCAGCAGATAGCTCGTGCTCGCGCTTCTATTCAACCCCTTGTGGATAGTGGTGTGATCCGCAGCGGTATCGACATCAGCACGCCAGATCGCCTGTTCCAACTCGCTAGCTTTGCGGAAAGCTTCAAAGGTGCTCAGCAAAATCTGGTCAAAGCACAACAGGAAAACACCAGCGCTATTCAAGCCTTGGCGCAGAAGAATTGGAATGTACAGGTCAGCGTCACGGGTAGTGGCGATGCTGTGGCCTATGGCGATGTGCTGAACGGAGCGTTGGCCTCATGACCGTCACTATCAATTCGTTTAGTTGCAATGCCTTAGCGACTCAGCCGTTTGGTTTTGAAGGCGATGCCCGCGCAGGCCTGACCGCACGCCAGTTTCGCATCGCAGGTCTACTGACTAGCAGCCAATGGCAAAATCTGATTTCTGAATACACCACTTGGCGTAACCTGCGTATTGCTGATCAGGACACGCTGCTCAGCGGCACCGTTGGCACCACGGTCAACCTGTCAATCAATGCCAATGGCCTAACGGTCAGCAACCTGAACTGCTGGTTCACCGAAGCTCCGAACGGTGAGCAGGCTGGCACTTACATCAATGCCAGCTGCACGCTGGTGGATGCAACGCAAGCCCTAGCGGTGCTTTTGCGAGAGAGCGAGAAGTCGCGGCAAAACACAGAAGCAACGCTGCCTAGCTTGGGCACAGTGACAATGGTCCGCGCTAGTGGCACCAGCCCTGTTGTGACGTTGACTAAACCGATGGAAACACGGCAAGACGGCCCGCAGGTGGCGCTGACCGCCACAGGCACCAGCTATGTCACTGGAGCGTTGAAAGCGCACAAGGTGCAGCAGATTGAAGGCTATTTAAGCACCGGCACCTTTGATGATCTACTTAATTGGTATGACGAGACCATTGCGGCGGTGCCCATAGCCGGCAGCTTGTTTCCAATCAGTGCTCCGACTAGCACCGCTGAGGTGATCATTAGTGGTGGTGCAAAAAGTACCCGTTACAACGTCACCGTGACGACCCTGCAGATCATCTGATGACGGTTGACGTTCGTGCCAGTGTCACCTGTTCGCTGGGCACTCTAATCAGCGCTTCGCTAAGCGATGACTATGTGCAGCAAGTAGGGCTGGTGAAGGTTAAAGGCAATGTGGAGTTGTCTGGGCTGCTAACCCCTGCCATTGGCACTGCTGTCACCTTTAGCTATACCAAAAATGGTGTGACGCGCAGTGTGCCCCGTAAATTAAGGGTTCTCAGCAGTTTTGCAGATCCGTTTAGACGCACAACCAAGGTAGAGCTTGGCTGCAAGCTGACCTACCTGTCAAATTTGCAAGAGCCCCTGGACTGGAGCGCACTCGATGATCCAAATAACGCTGCGCTGACTGAAGCGGACACTGCAGCACCGGTTGCGATTGCCGCGTCTTCAGTGATGGATAAGTGTCTAACAGAGCTGGCATTGACTGCTTCTAGTAACCCGCTTATTAACATGTTTGTTGAGAATTTTGACTTTTCAGCTGGCTATGTCCAAGTACTTAGTGATTTGCTGCTGTCAGAAAACTACTGCGGGTATCTTGACGTTAACGAAGTGCTGCAGGTGTTTTCATTGGATCAAGAGGGTGGTAGTGGCCCAGTGCTGAGTTCAGAGAAATTGATTGATGTAGGTCCTATTAACGTCGGTGAGCTGCCAGGCGACTCGGTTGTGGTTACTTATAATCTCTACAAGATGGCTGCGCCAGACGGCACGTCGATTTCAACGGTCCCTACGCCGTGGAGCGATACAGTACACGAGCATCTTTCAGAAACGCCGGTCTCCTTTAGCGACGCTAGTGGAGCGCAACAGACGATCATCTACCCAACGCTTCAGATTACGCGGGAAACGACTACATACCAGCAGGTGGCCAGTACCCTTGTGCAAATAGGTCCCTACAGCAAGATTGCAAATCGCGTTGTGACCGAGGATGTGTCAGCGGTTAGTGTGCTTGGCGCTGTGTTAACAGAGTTTCTGCAAAACGGTTTTACTGTGTCTAATCCTTTGGTGCGCAGCACCACAACTGAGAAGGTCTTTTACGACACCACCGGAAACGAAATTTTGCGAGACATGATCAAAATCAGTTCGTGGTCTCATGCAGTGGGATCTTTCTCGCTGCCGATGGTGTTTGGGCCTCAGAACTTTGTTTTGCCCTTTTTTGACAATAAAACTTTTGTAGATGAGCGGCAAATCGTTACAACCGAGCGGACTGGGGACTACATCAAAACGGTGACCCAGCGATATGGAGCATGGTTTAAGACGATTAATGGGCAGCAAACCATTGCTGAATCACGTGGCAGTTTTGCTTCAGCAGCGCAGGTCGCAATCTTCATTGAGAAGGCCTTGCAAGGCGAGTATCTACTAGACACCACCATCTCGACTGAGCGCAGCAGTTCATCTGGTCAACTGGCACCAAATACAAACTCCGCGACACTTAGCAAGCTAGCGGATCCTGCAGCCAATAAGTCTGCTGACTACCGTGTTGACCAAACCTCAG